TCAGGCGGCAACAGGAGCATCTGCGGATGAAATGAAACGGTATAACGAAGAGATGAAAGAACTCTATAATAATGATTATGGAGACTCTTTACAGGATATCGCGGATTCTATGGCACGCGTAAAACAGCAGATGTCCGATCTGGATGATGAAGATCTGAAGAACGTAACAGCAGGTGTGAAGACTTTGGAAGATACGTTCGACATGGACTTCAACGAAACGCTGCGAGGAACTAAACAGCTGATGTATCAATTCGGTCTCTCTGCAGAAGATTCTATGGATCTGATCGCCATGGGAGCACAAAATGGGCTGAACTATACGGATGAACTCGGAGATAACATATCGGAATATGCCGGTAAGTTTGCTCAGGCTGGTTATGGCGCGGATGATTATTTTCAGTTGCTGAAGAATGGTTCACAAAACGGTGCTTACAATCTGGATAAGATCAATGATGCGATAAACGAGGTAACGACACGACTTGCGGATGGGACGATAGAGGATTCTTTGGATATGTTTTCTTCGGAAACGGGAAAAGTTTTCAAGGCATGGAAAGACGGACGTGCTACACAGAAAGATGTTATCGACGCTATCGTAAAAGATATAGGAAAAACGACGAATCAACAGAAAAAGCTCACAAAAGCAGCAACTGCATTCGGTACGATGGGAGAGGACGCGAATGCGAAATTTGTGGAATCATTGACCAGTGTCGGAGATGAATTTTCGGACGTCAGTGGAAAGATGAAGGAGATACAGGATATCAAATACGGGACTGTAGAAAGTCAGTTGCGAGGTTTGGGAAGGACATTGCAGACCGATCTCCTAGAACCTATGATCCAGGATGCGATGCCGGTATTAAAAGGCGGCGTAGAATGGATGATCGACAATCTGCCATTGGTCGAGGGTGCCCTCGTTACATTGGGTACAGCTGCCACGACTGCATTTGCAGTAAACAAGATTTCGAAATTCAAAGATTCCATTACGAATATAGCAGGTGGTCTGACGAAGCTTGCAACAGCAGACATTCCGGGAGTTTCAAGTGCACTGGGAGGTCTGGGATCACTCCTTGCGGCTCATCCTTTATTGGCGCTGGCAGGTGTGGCAACAGCTGCAGGAACTGCGATGTTCATCTTTTCGCAAAAAACGGATGCCGCCACAGAAGCGATAAAGAAAAGCAGTGAGGAAACACAGAAGCAGATAGATGCCTGGAAAGAGATGCAAGCTGCGCAGGAGGAAGCAGTTGAGGGGATATATGGAAATTTTGAATATTACGCCCAGTTGAAGACAGAACTGGAGAGCATCACATCCGCAAACGGTGAAGTGAAAAAAGGCTATGAAGACCGCGCACGAGTAATCCTCGGGGAATTGAACGATGCTTTGGGAACAGAACTGCAGATGAATGGAAACATCATTGACAGCTATAAGGAACAGATGAAAAACATCGATGATCTGATCACGAAGAAACAGGCGCAAGCACTTGTCGATAATGGTATGGACGAATATACGGAGGCTGTCAAAAAGAATGCACAGGCTACCAGAGATATGTTGAAGGCAGAAGAAGAATATGCAGCTAAAAAAGCCGAATTGCAACCTGAAATAGATGCGTTGTCAGAGAAAATGATATCTAGTGCTGATAAATTAGCGCCTAGACGACGAGCACAGCTTCAGGCAGAACTTGATGTGTATAAAGAGAATTACGAAAAGAAAAAAGAGCTTGCGGATGGATACACGCAAACGATAGCTGAGCAGAAGTATCTGATGGAAGAAATGGAAAAAGGGACTGCTGAAAGTCAAAAAAACATCGTAGACTATGTGGCGAATACATATAAGGAAAACGGAAAGAGTTTACAGCTTTCTACGCAGGAACAGATCGATATGCTGAAACGTTATGTTGCCGAACATAAGAACAGTGAAGATGCAGCTGTGAAAAAACAAGTGGAAGCCAGTGAGATGCAGTTAAAAACTCTGGAAAAACAGTTAAAAGACGAACTGGGCGTCGTAACAGATGCCATCCCGGAACATGCAACCTTGTGGGAAACGATGTGTACTGCCGGATTGAATGCTTATAAGAAAAATGAGGATCAATTCCTCAGTGCTGCATTCGGACAAACAGAAAAAGCGAAAAAGGGTATCGATGACGGTACACCGCAGACCAAAGCCGCATGGCAGGCTCTTGCAGATAAAGGGTATGCGGTGCTGGATGGAAATACATGGAAATACACGGATGCCGGAGAGAATTATGCGCTTGGATTGAAGAACGGAGTAAACAACAGAGCGGGAGAGGTGTTTGGTGCAGTATCGAATATGGGGCTTATGATGATATCGGCTTTGCACGACTCTCTAAAAGAAAATTCTCCATCGAAAGCTGCGTTTGAAGCAGGTGATTTCTTCACGATCGGAACGATAAACGGTGTAGAAAACAAGAAAAAGAAATTGTTTTCCACGATCACTGATATGGGAAAAGGTATGGTGGAACGTTTGCAGGATAATTCCACAATCATGCAGCGGGCACAAAGTGAGATGTTCGGTGTAGACGGCACCTTCTTGTCAAATACAAAGGCAATCTTAGAAAGTGAACAGGTGAATCAGATAAATGTATATCTAGATAGCAGAATGATCGAACAGATGGTAGTTAAACGTGTGAACAGAAACCAGACATTCAAAAGTATAGTGACAGGAGGATGATGTCATGTACCATATGTTTTTAAATGATGAATGCAGCGAAGCCTTGCGTCTATATGTCGTGAAGCGTCCGGATGTCCCATCACCGCAAAAACGATATAACGAAAAAGGACTTCCAGGAAGGGACGGTAAGCTGTATGAGGATACAGGATATTATGAAGACATCACGATATCTGTAGAATTGAACTATATGACATCCCCGGATAATTGGAACAATGTATGGCGGATGGCGAAACGCTGGTTGCTTACATCCGTTGGAAAAAGATTATCTTTCAGCGATGACAGATCTGTATACTACAGGATAAAAAAAGTCGAAGTATCTACCAATGCCAGAAATTCGTTGAGAATAGGAAGGTTTACCGTGAGTCTTACATTAGACCCGTACACCTACCTATTATCAGGCATACAACTATATGACCCACAACAGATAAAGGATAATCCATATGAAGAAACGACACCTGTTTATTTTATAAAGGGCGAGGGAGTGTGCACATTGACGGTCAACGGACATGCGATAAAGGCAAACGTAGGACAAAACCTTACCATCGATACATATCGTAGGATAGCGTATCGAAGCGACGGAACATTGCACAATACTGCCATCAGTGGAAATTATGAAGATATGCTGCTGATTGAAGGAGAAAATAAGATATCAATATCCGAACCGGAAAAATTCGCGCTGACCATACAACCGAACTGGAGGTGTATATGATGATTCAGATATATAAACCGGGAAATCGCAATTTTGATTATAATGGTGATTATAATCTGAACCCCATAACGTGTGAGCTTAAGATGAAACTGAAAGGAGAATGGGTGGTAACGCTCAGAAATCCATTGGATGAGAATATGGAGGGTATTGTAGAAAATTCCATCCTATGCATGGACACTCCCATCGGCAAGCGGCAGTTATTCATGATCAATGAAGTGGATAAGAATGATGACTTTATCGAAGCCTATGCAATACCTATATTTCTTACGAATGATATATATTTCTTCGAAACTCGCGTCGTGAATAAAACTGCACAGGATGCATTGAATATCATGTTTAAAGATACGAAGTACAAAGGATATTCCGATATATCGAAAGCGAATAGTGCTTATTATCAGGAAATGTGTGCAAATGAAGCGATCAGCGGAGACAATGATAATGCATTTTTGAATAGATGGGGAGGCGAACCGATCTATAAGAATTATGAGATTTATCTGAATAAACGTGCCGGAGCTGACAATGGGATGCGTGCTGAATTCGGGTTCAACCTAACGGGCGTTGAAGAAAAAGTCGATATGTCGGAAGTGGTTACCAGAATACGCCCAAAGGCATA